AGAGCAAGAGTCTCAGAACTATGGTTACAAGTTCGGACAAGAAGAAGAGACCTACAACATCGTTGCCGCCCACGGATACTTTGGACGACTGATCTTCCAATATGCATCGTTCAATAACTCCCGTTCGCTGCACTTCTTCCTTGCTGCTTGGCCTGTTGTCGGTATCTGGTTCACTGCTCTTGGTGTTAGCACCATGGCGTTCAACCTGAACGGATTCAACTTCAACCAGTCCATCATCGACTCACAAGGTCGTGTGCTCAACACCTGGGCAGATGTTCTGAATCGTGCTGGTCTTGGAATGGAAGTAATGCACGAGCGCAACGCTCACAACTTCCCTCTTGACCTTGCTGCTGCTGAGAACACTCCTGTTGCTCTCACCGCACCTGCAATTGGTTGATAAAAAAACTGAATAACTGATATAATTAAGAGGGTATAACAACCCTCTTTTTTATGTCTCATAATAATCAGCATCATCCTATGGAATCCTGGATCATTTGGGCAGGTGTAGGTATGATGGTATTCACAGTTCTTGTGTTTGTTTTATTTACTCTTGGTCAGATTTACTGGGGATAAGCACTAATACTCATTGACCTCTTTATTAAGGAATGTTAAGATAAATATGAGAAATACATAGGAGGTTATGACTTCTTCAACACTTTCACAACCAATTTCACAACGAGGATGGTTCGATGTCCTGGATGACTGGCTTAAACGAGATCGCTTTGTATTTGTGGGTTGGTCTGGACTACTACTTTTTCCCACTGCTTATCTTGCCCTTGGTGGTTGGCTTACTGGTACGACGTTTGTTACAAGCTGGTACACCCACGGGTTGGCGTCTAGTTACCTTGAAGGGGCTAATTTCCTTACAGCTGCTGTGTCGTCGCCTGCAGATTCTATGGGTCATTCTCTTCTTCTACTTTGGGGTCCTGAGTCTCAGGGGGATTTCGTCAGGTGGTGCCAACTTGGGGGACTCTGGACTTTTGTGGCGCTCCACGGAGCCTTTGCTCTCATAGGTTTCATGCTTCGTCAGTTTGAGATTGCTCGTCTGGTCGGTATCCGTCCTTACAATGCAATCGCATTCTCTGGACCTATCGCTGTATTTGTTTCTGTATTCCTGATGTATCCACTGGGTCAATCCAGTTGGTTCTTTGCACCTTCATTTGGTGTTGCTGCTATCTTCAGATTCCTTCTGTTCCTACAAGGTTTTCACAACTGGACACTGAATCCATTCCATATGATGGGAGTTGCTGGTATACTGGGAGGAGCACTCCTCTGTGCTATTCATGGCGCTACTGTGGAGAATACACTTTATGAAGATAGTGATCAATCAAATACTTTCAAAGCATTTGAACCTACACAGGAAGAAGAAACGTATTCAATGGTTACTGCAAACCGTTACTGGTCGCAGATATTTGGTATTGCTTTTAGTAACAAGCGTTGGTTGCATTTCTTCATGCTATTTGTTCCTGTCATGGGTCTTTGGACTTCCAGCATTGGTATCATTGGTCTTGCCCTTAATCTTCGTGCTTATGACTTTGTAAGTCAGGAGATTCGTGCCGCTGAAGATCCTGAGTTTGAAACGTTCTATACAAAGAATATTCTACTCAACGAAGGTCTACGTGCTTGGATGGCTCCAGTAGATCAACCTCACGAGAACTTCGTGTTCCCAGAGGAGGTCTTGCCTAGGGGTAATGCTCTATGATATACTTGGAGGGGAAACCCTCCTTTTTAATGATCAGTTCAGATACGCCTTATAAATTATCAGAAATTATTAGAGACACTTGGCCACAACTTTATAGACAAGCCAAAGATTCTAATGTAATATATACTTTAAATTCGCAAAGGAAAAAAATGTCTTTTAATATCACGATCAAAACTCCTAGTGGAGAAGAAACTGTAATTCAATGTGCCGAAGATCAATACATTCTTGACGCAGCAGAAGAAGCAGGAGTTGATCTTCCTTCTTCCTGTCGTGCTGGTGCTTGCTCATCGTGCTGTGGTAAAGTTGTAGAGGGTGAAGTTGACAACTCTGAGCAGACTTTTCTAGATGATGATCAGATGGAAGAAGGATTCTCTTTGCTTTGTTGTGCATATCCTCTATCCGATTGTCTGATTCTAACTGAGCAAGAGGAGAATCTTTGATGTCTGATCATGTATTTGTAATTTATTCCAAACCAGGTTGTCCTTGGTGTGTTAGAGTAGAAGAAGTTTTATCTACTGCTGGACTAACGCATGTAGTTTATAAACTAAATGAAAATTTTACTCCTGAAGAATTTTATGATGAATTTGGGCAAGGATCTACTTTCCCTCAAGTTATCATGAATGGAAAACATCTTGGTGGATGTATGGATACAGTTAAATATTTGCAAGAGAATAAAATTATCTAGGATTTCATTCAATGATTACAGACATCGCGGAAATTGAAATTTATTACGATGTAGAAAAAGCTATTGATTATGCATTTGAAGGTAAATTTGTTTTAAACTTTTATGATTATTTAAAAGTAAAAGATGTAAAAAAACAACAAATTCAAAAATTTATTGAAAGTAATGTCGTTACAAATTTGAAAGAAACTATTAAAAGTCTTGATGAATATCTTGAGGGTGGTCAAGATAATGACCATAAGCAACTCCGCGAAGCTTATGGTCACATACCAAAACCACAAGCAAGAAAGATAAAAAATTATCTTTTAGAAATAATAACTGATGCCGAAAAATATAATTATGAAAAGCGACCAGGGAGGAGAAAAAAGCAATCTAAATAATGAAGAAGAACCTCAGATTAATAGAGGTTTTGAATTAATGCTACGTCAAAATAAACAGGAGGAGTTCAATCCCAAAAAGTTTCAGATAACTTTTGGTAAAATTATCTCTCTCCTAAAAAGAGAGATTCATATTTACTTTGAATTTTCTTTCGATATTAAAAAAAATTAATCTCTCAGGGGGAGGGAAAGATGTTAGCAGTAACTCTCACGTTAGGAACATTAATTTCTGTTATGTTCTTTTTTCTTGGTGGAGTAATTGGATGGACTGCAAAGCAATATTTTATTGAGAAAAATTACATTGCATATACCCATCCAGAAATGTTCGATCATAATGGAAATGTTATTCCAGATGAAATATTAGCAGTACGTTTTGAAAATGACTATGACTACGACAACGAAGACGACGACGAAGAAGACTGAAGCATCAACAAGTGTTGAAACTCTTCCGACTAATCCATTCCAACATGAAATTTTAGACCTAGTTTCTAAGCAAAGGTCGAATTCTAAAAAAGTTGAATATTTAAAACAATATAGAAATGATGGTCTTGTGGCTATCTTAATTTGGAATTTTGACGAGACCATCATTTCTGTTCTACCAGAAGGGCCTGTTCCATATTCTGATCTAAAAGACCAGGGGGTGTTTTCTGGTAACTTGAACGACGTTATTGATAAGAGAAATAATAACGAAGATATTAGAAAAGTATCATTTAATGGTACTGAAGAAGATATTAAAAGAGGACATACTTCAATTCGAAAAGAGTATGCAAAATTTTATAATTTCCTAAAAGGTGGTAATGATGAACTCTCTTCAATTAGACGGGAGACTATGTTTATTCAAATTCTCCAAGGTCTTCATCCAAGGGAAGCAGAAATTCTGTGTTTAGTTAAAGATAAAAAACTCACTGATAAATATAAAATCACTAAGGATATCGTAAGTGAAGCCTATCCTGATATAACGTGGGGTGGACGTTCTTGATTTTAGTAGATAAAAATTTAAAAAAATCTGGGAGAAAAAGTATGAATGATAACATTGGAGAATATTCCCCAGAGTCATATGGATGCGAAATTTTATTACAAAACACAACACTTGATAAAGCAAAGGATACATCATTTCCAAATGATGCATATCTAATTTGGTATCAAGTTGAAGATAAAAAGCATATCGACCTTGTAAGAGGATCGAGAGTTAAAATTTTTGATATGTATTATGATAAGTATGGCCCTGGGTCTGTTAAAAAAATTGACTTTGGATATGGGAGAACAAATCCAAAACTTTGGGGAATAAAGCAACCAGAAAAAAGGAAGAGAAAATGAGCAAAGGATTTGGTAATCTTGATAAGAAAGATGAATACGTTGGAATGATTAATTCAACTGAAGTTGATAAAGTTCTAAAAAGATATAAAAAAATTAAAAAATATATGAATTCTCCATTTTTTGAATTGAATAGAATTAATGGAACTGAAAAAATTGTAAAAGAACTTATGGATGAATTGGATGTAGCCAAGGAAATTGATGCAGATAATGAATTAATTTCTGAACTTAATGGAGAAAACTACTTAGAGGAAGATTAAATTGGGAAAGCATTATTTACTAAATCTATATGGATGCTCGTTCGTTCTTTTGGACGACGAGCGTTGTCTTATAGATCTTCTAGAAAGTGCAGCAATTGCAAGTGGTGCAACAGTAATTCAAACTATCTCTAAGAAGTTTGAACCTCAAGGAGTTACTGTTGTATGTCTACTTTCAGAAAGTCATATTAGTATTCATACATGGCCTGAGGAAGGTAAGGCAGCAGTTGATGTTTATACTTGTGGTGATTGCAATCCAAAGATTGGTTGTGATATGATCATTCATCAACTTTATGCTCAAAACCACACTCTCAGTTATATTGAGAGATAACTAAATACACTATATCTGGAGAAGTTTATGCTCTCTACTCAGTATCGTTTACGCCTCGAAGCAATCTGTGAGAGAATTGCGAAAGGCGAATCTGTAGAGCTAAGTGATATGATTTGGGCAGAAAAGTTAGCAAAGTCTAATCGTTCTGCTGCAACTATTCTCAGGCAAGCAAGACGCCGTGCTGCTAATCCTGATATGCAGGAGGGTAGTCTTGATGAATTCATGAATGCTCTGGACCTTGGCGATCCTGATCCATCTAATCATAGGACTGGATTTTATAGTGCAGATGATATAATTGATTTCTTTTCTGGTGATAAACCAGATGATTGGAGGCAAAGAGATTAATATTTTTTTGTATCATATTATACATGTCTAGTTGACTATATATCCTAACAGGTCTAAAATGACCTCACGTTCATCTGGTCAACCAGACGGAAGTAAGCCGACTCGGAACGGAACGTTCATCTATGGAAGCAATCTTGTTAACTTGTATTCAAGCCAATTTTATTATTGGAAGAGTACTAACTCATCCAAAGTTAGATGCTCAGCAAAAAAATGATATTGTTTGGGAGATCAAACAAATTACTAAAAAAGGTTGTTCTATAGACGCAAAAGCCGACTGAAGGAACGCTCTTTAACTACCAAATTAAGGAGAACCCTAATGTCTAAAGTTGTATATCGTGGTGTCGAATATGATACTGCAGATCGTCCCAATCAAAATGTAAGACCACCCGCACACGTAGAAATCTATCGTGGCGTTTTGTTTTATGTTGATGAAAACGGAAACAAACTCTCTATGGAAAAATCCAAGGGAGGTGCAAAATGAATACTTACTTCGTTCGTTATCTTAAGAAAAAAGCAAAGAAAGAAAATCTTCTTAAAGCTGCACAACTTAATATGGCCAAGCAACCACAAATTGCTTGATTTGAGAGGGGACTTGACTCCCCTCTTTTTTTTATGTATAATTACCTTTGTGGAGGTTGATAAACATGGATAGAGACAAGCTTAAAGTTATTGTAAGACAATTAGAAACACTCGTAGAAGTTCTTAAGTCTGAGGTTTACTCAGACACATCTTTGTATTATAATGATGAGGAACATGTTCCTATTTTGGATTATGATGAAATTTATTCAGATGACGATGGTTACCCAGATTAAAAATTATGTATGAAGATCTAACTGCTTTTGAAAGAGCACTTGCTAGATTTGGTGATAAGGTTCAATATATTGTTGGACTTGAAATCACTAATCGAATGAGTCCTGAAGTTGCTTATCAGGAAATCAAAGACATGATGAAAGAGCTTAAAAAACTTCGTAAGAAAGAAAAAGAAACTTGGGAGAATAATGAATGACTAGTGTTAAACTGATTGCTGTTACTCAAGGTGCAGGAGAACTTGCTGGTAAGTCTGCACAAGAAGTAATTACATATAATGCTCGTGTAAGTAATCCAAACAATCAACTTAATTTTGATACTGCAGCAGGACTTCTTCGGTATTGTATTAAACAAAATCATTGGTCTATCTTTGAACAAGCAGATATGACTCTTGAGATTAATACAACTCGTGGTATCGCAGCACAAGTGCTTCGTCATAGGAGCTTCACATTTCAAGAATTTTCGCAACGTTATGCAGATACAAAGCTTCTGACTGATCTTCCTGAGGTTCCTGAGCTTCGTAGGCAGGATGAAAAGAATCGTCAGAACTCAACGAATGATCTTGATGAGCATGTAAGGGAAAAGTTTGAAGGAATGATTGAACAGCACTTCGAAGAGTCCCAACGTCTCTACGATAAGATGCTTGATGCAGGTGTTGCAAAGGAATGTGCAAGGTTTGTGCTTCCACTCGCAACCCCCACCAGAATCTACATGAAGGGCTCTGTACGGTCATGGATCCATTATATTGACCTACGCTCTGCTCACGGCACTCAGAAGGAGCATATGGACATCGCAGAGGCAGCACGATGTGTCTTTATCTGCCAGTTCCCAGATATTGCTAAAGCACTTGGATGGGAACCTAAAGATTGTCCAGAGTGTTCTGATGCACCTTCCATTATTATCGAATAATAAATAATAAGAAACTTAAAAATTTTGTAATGAAGATACTTAAAAATTTTCAACCTTATCAACTTAATGGATTACTTTGTGAGTATGTTCCTATTGCAATATTTCAAGGTAGATCTGAAGCTGGTCCTAGAGCATTGGGAAATAGATCAATTATTTTCAATGCAACTATGGCCAGTGGAAGGAGATACATTAATAAAATAAAGCAGAGAGAACACTGGAGACCCTTTGCTGGTACAATCATGATCGAACATGTTAATGATTGGTTTGATATGAAAAGAATGGAAGAAAGTCCTTTTATGAGTTATGCAGTAAAAGTAAAAGAAGATAAAGCACCTTTCCTTCCTGCAATTCTACATAAAGATAATACTTGTAGAATTCAAAC